TTCCAACACCACCTTCAACAATTAAAGCACCTGTGTCTTTATCATTTGATTGAGTTGTAATATTAATTCTTACATCAGCACCTGTAAAAGTAAGTTGATCTGTGCCATTTTCATCGTATTCAATCTTAGCATCTGCAGCATCTGTTCCATTTGCTCCTCCACCAAAACCCAAGAAGGTGTCGTCAGGTATCATTACCTCACCAGAACCATTTGGATTAAAAATAATATCTCCATTACCATTTGTTGATGATAATGTATTTGCATCTAAAGTTAAATTATCTACATTCCATAAATCAACCTTTCTGTTTTGATCTAATATTGCAACAAATCCGTTTGCAGCAGTCGTTGGGTTTGATACTGAAGCGACTGTTCCCGGTGCATGAACCATCAAGTCGGTAAAGTAACGACCACCAACAACATCAACGTTGCCTGAGTTATCACCAACAAAAAGTCTTTCTCCTTTGTTTGCCTGAGTACCAGCACCGATTGTTAGACCAAGTTCACCGAACTGAAGACTTCCGGGAGCTGTAGTACCCGTAGATCTTTTTACTCGTATAATACTAGCCATTTTTAAAAGTTACCTCCATTGATATCCAAATTTTGTGTCGATCCGGGTGTTAATGTTAAAGTTGCTTCAAATTTTTGTGTTGCTGAATTGAAAACTAAAACCATTCCATTTTGTGGGTTATTGACTTCCGTATCACTAAGACCTGCAAGAGAACCACTCACGTTTCCTGCTAATGAGGATACGACTTTGGTTGCATTTTGTTGTCCAACACGGACTCTAATGTTTGCCATTAACGGGTCACTCCTTGTCTTACTAAAACAGATCCTTCAACAACTCTTGTTACTTCACCTACACTATCGGAAACGATTACGTCATAAACATACCTTCCGGGTTTTAAAGTAGCAGTGGTAACACTTGACAAACCAACTTGCACCTGACCATTATCTGCGTTTTGAATTGACGCTGTAAAAGTCGCTGCGATACCTGTGCTTCCTGCATGTTTTCTCATCTGAGATGCTGCAGTAAATCCGTTAAGATCCAATGCAGAATTAGATGTGATATTTTCTAATGAAAATGTTTGTTGGAAGGTAGCACCTGTGTTGATTACAAGATTACTAACATATACTGCCATTTATGCAATGATATAGTATGATCTATAGTTTATTTATAATTAGTTCGTTCAGAAGTCTCTTGAGAGTATCTATCTCAGATTTGAGAGCATCTATTTCCGATTTCTCAGTTAATTTTTTGTTTTTCATCTTTTTATATCTCATGTAACCAGACGTATCACAATTAACGATCGCGCCTGTTTTTTCATCACGATAAAGATGTTTATGTCCTTCTACTCGTATCATGCTAATGCAATTGCTCGTAGATCGTTTAACCTTGGTGCTTCTGCCTCATTTGTGCCACTAAACACCACTTTTATTGCAAATCCAGTAAATTCTGATAGATTATCAGCGGTAAACTGATATTCTAAAAATTCATCATCTGTGCTTGATGCAACTTTTGCATCAGGTCTGCCACTATTTTTAGCAGCATTAATTACCTGATCACCAAAACCATCACCATCTGTATCAAGTAAATTATCAAAACCGGGGAACAAGTCATATGATTGCTCTCCTTCACTAATTTCAGAATTGAATAGTTTATACAAAACTCTGAAATCAGATGATTCAGACCTTCGTGCACTTATTAATACTTGAAGTGAAGTTGCAGGTTGTTTCAAGTCAACACGATTAGAGATATAAACTCCTGCATGTGGATCGTTTGAATTTAATTTTACTCTTGGATCCAACGCATAATCGCTTATTGGATTATTCAATCTATTTCTTATATAATTGATTGAACTATTCATAGTATCAATCACTGGTGATAAGTTTGGATCACCAGATAACAGTCTAATTGATATTGTATTTGATCTATTTAATGGAAGATCAGATAATCTTGCTGTTTCATTTATAGGAGATGCAACTAATCTTGGTGTACTAAGAGGATTAATTGCGTTTAATTGAATATTCTCAAAACCTTGATCAAGGAATGATACTTCATTTCCACCAGCACTTGTACCACTAACAGTTCTAGTACGAGCAGATAAAGCAGTTTGTCCGGGTGTAATATGATTTATCAAAGGATATATTTGATTGAATTGAATATTTTGTGATACAAATATTTCTCTTCCACCACCAAATGAATCGTCAAAGAAATTCATCATGTCATCACCAGATATTCTACCTGCACTTCTAGGGATCTCAATATAATACTTATCAATATCACTCTCAGTTCTGAGTAATGATGTTGAAGGTAATTGATGATCAGTGTTGATACCTGTTAGTGAGAATCCATTAAATTCATACTTATAAACTAAACTTCCTTTTGCATGCTCACGAATCGCTGTTCCACTTATACCTCTCTCTGAAATAAACAGTGATTCGTTATTTGAATCAATTGAAGCATATTTCATAATTTCATTATTAATTTTAACAAATCCTGTTGTAGCAGGTTTTCCTTCAAACTCAGCGAATGATGCTGTTGCATTACCTCCGCTTGCAGGATCATCAAGTAATGCTATAGATGTAGATAGACCTACAGCAGCATTTAATATTACTGGAGAAGTTGTTGGTAATACATTAGAAATTTCTAATTTATTATTTCCAGAGTGCATACCATGATTGTATTGAGTGATCTCAATTACATTTCCAGCATGGAGTGAGTCAATTGGAGTATTTACAGTTCCATCAACTTGTTTATTTCCTGTTAAAGCAACAAATTGAGTTCCATTATGATGAAGAAGTGCAGCATTATTTGAAAATGTCTGTCCCTGAACATTTGTAAGATATAAAGTATCAGTTGCAGAAATTGAATCAATCGATAATACTGCTCCAGATCCAGATTGTTGTCCAGCACCAAGAGATGATGTGACGATTCCTACAAGATCTCCTACAGAATAACCAGAACCACCAGAAGCAATAGCAGCACCTGATAATTCTCCACTTGAATTGGTTGATAAAGTAATTGTAAGTCCTGTTCCACCACCAGTGATATTGAAAGTGCTTGCAGTTTGACCAGAAAGACTTGCCTTATATCCAGATCCATTATTCTCACGCGATTCGGCAGATACAACACCACCAAGTCTTTCAACGATTCCATTTGGTGTTGTATGAATACCAGCGATACCTGCAGCAATTCTCTTACCAACTGCGATCTCAGATGCTGTAGCACCTGTATCAATCTTCACTTTCATCTTTCTTGGTAAAGTTCTGATTGCATTATTTTTGAGAGTTGGAACTAAACTACTTTCATAATTCAATTCTGGATTATAGAAAATGACTTCGGCATCTCTTGACTTGGAGAAGTCTGCTTTATATAATTTAAATTTAAGATCTTCAAACTGACTTGCAGTCCAAATTGAACCGTTTTGTGATTTGAATAAACTACCACCAATATACTGTTTAGAAATAACAATACTCTCAGCATCGGGCAAACTTTGGGTTTCAATCGTTGGTTCACCCATTCTACCTAACCATGCTTCATAGTTATTACTAGAGGGTGCTAGAAGGACTATAGCATACTGTTGTCCACCTTCAAGGTAAATTGGTGATGGGAATGTTACTTTAGTTGGTACAGAGGCATCCTCAGATACATTAACTTGAGATGGTTCTAAAACAACTTGAGCAAAATCTTGAAGTAAAATTAGAGTAGGAGTACCTAATTCAACAGTTCTAACTTGAATTGTTAATTGCTCTTTCACATCTTTTGATCTGAAATATAAATCAACAGCTGTTAAAAATGCACCAGTTCCATCTACAGTGAATGACTGTGCGAGAGGGTCATCATCAAATACATGCCTTCTTCTTCTAATAACCTCTGTAACATTTCTAACATTAGTAATATTATTAGTTACATTAGTAACATTTGTTACTTCAGTGACATTAGTTACATTAGTAATTTCATTAGTGATGAATTCATTAGTAATGTTGAAAACAACTGGTTGTGGGGGTGGAGGTGGAATACGAACAACAACTGTTGATTGTCTAAATGTATCTACTTGACCACTTGTACGATATACCTGCTCAACTTCACTTATGGATGGATCGCCAAGTAATGGTCTTCCATTATCTGAACTTGATGTCAACTTAAATGTTTTTGTACCATTTTCAAATCTTAACTGTGGAACTGGTGTCGCCAAAGGATCACGGAAGAAGAATGATCCTTTTAAATCACCCACACTATCCGATATTAATCGTATATTAGAAACTGTAGCAGTTGCACCACTTGTACTTCCAACTAATTTAAGACCTGTTTCAACGTAACCAAAAAATCTACCCTGTGCTTCTTCCACTAATCCAGCTATATCAATGTTTAAAACAGTTGAAGAAGATGAGTATAAACTTGGTAAAGTAAGCGCAGAATTATACGGATTATTAGTATATACTGTAGTTGGAGAACTTATACTTCCTGTTTTATGATTTGGTGCACATGACCTTGCTGCAAATACACGATCTGCTCCATCAAATCCTTCAATAGTTTCATTAATATCAAAAGAACCAGAATCCATTGATACTTCAATTAATTTTGGAATAACATCAATACCAGAGGTGCTATCAAAAAATGCATAGAATCTTGTAGTAGGTTTAACACCACTTGCATCAAAAGCAACATTTCGAGATCTGATGTGTGTATCAGGTTCACTACTTACTATACGATCATTTGTAAATGTCTCCTCAACATCACCTAATACAGTTCTTGTTCCATTATCTAATATAACATTTCGTGTCCAAGTATCAGCTGCTGGATTCAATATCATTCTTCCTCTAAAAGTAACGATATTAAATGGGTTTACATTTTCAACTCTTGAAGCAAGAGGTTGCTCCAACATAGTCACTTCATCATAATCAAGTGTAATTAAATCTCCAGTTTTTCTTACTCCAGAATCTAAAAGTGCTAAATTATCTGAAAAATCAGCAGTGCTTGGATTCAAAGAATTATCAAGAGCTAACTCTGGTTTAACTGTGTAAAAATCAGTGGGAGTTACTAAATTTTGTGCACTTGCAATTATATCACACTTACAATCAGGATTATTACGATCTAATAAATTAGTGTCTTTAAAATCATCTACAAAAAATCCTGTTTTAAATCTTGATAATCCATCAGCATCTTGTATCTGAAGTGCTTTTGTATCTAATTCAAGTAACGATAATGATGTAAGTTTTTCAAGAGATTCAATTCTATCTTCCAAACCACCAATATCTCTCATCGTATAACGACGATTATCTATAAGTGTGATTGTGGCATCTTTCGTATTATAAAGATAAGCGGGAACTTCAATAGTTCCGATCGTCATTGCAGTTTCTACGTCGTCTGGAACGACAGGATTTTGAGATGAAACACCTTTAATTATTTGAAATTCACCCTGTGTATAAGCATTACCTGTGGGATCACCTGCATCTAATATTAATTTGTCAATTCTAGGTAAATAGAATTTGAAATCTAAAGTTGATGCTTCATTTGGTGTAGGAATTAGTGTTGGGTTTGTACCAGAAGCACTGAATACTCTAGATGCAAAAGCAAAAGGTGATTCACTACCAGTGTAATCAGCAACTCTTGGTCTAAAATCTAAAGTATCACTTCCTCTTAATCCATTTTTAAGTAATGGAACATCTTTAAAATTGCTTGCGGGATATGATCCAACAGTAAATACATCACCAGTATCATTAGCAGGAACTGTAAATTTATCAAAAATAACTCTTATTCTTTTTGATGGAATTGTTGCACCATCCTTTCTCACAATACGAGAATAGTCAGCATATTCGTTTCTTTGACCATCATCGAGAATATAATTTGATGTTACATTTAAAAATAAACCTGCGATAGTTCCTTGTAGGTTTGTGGTTATGCTTGATTCCTCAAAGGTTATAGATTCACCAATAATGAATTTTGATTGAGTCAGTCTTACAATTTCAACAGTTGTGGCACTTGTTTGTCCTGCCAAAACCGCAATGGCACCACTTGTTGCACCTTTAATTCTTTCACCTAAAACTGTATTTGTATTTAATGATAAACCACTTACAAAAACCAACTTGTCTAATATTGGATCAGCTAAATTAACTGATTCAAATATACCAACAATGTTAAACACATCTGGTGTATTTAAAGATATTTCCTTATCTTGAACTCTTAATCCGTAACCAGTTGCTGCAGTTAACCCATTTGTTGAAATCCCAGTTTGACTTGATTTATTAATTACAATACTATTACTTCTTGAAACATTTTTAGTTTTTTGCGAAATAATATCCTTCTCCAGAGTTACATTAACGACCTTTGCACCGTTTGTTATATTGTTAAATGTAATTGACTGATTGTTCGCACCCATTACCACTTGACTTTCCTCTAATACCTGATGAGTGGTATCAGAAGTTGTCTTTTTAGATATACTATAACGATCGCCATCATATGGTACAAAAGACGCACTAGTAACATTTGTTAAATCAGAAACACTTACGGTTAAAGTATTAGATGATGCGGATTTTTCTACTTGAGATTTTATGGATAACTTTGATTGTGCTAATGATACATCAGAAACATTCTTCTTTTGAAGTTCTGCAAATAATCCAGCATCATTTAAAAATATTTGTGGACGAGCAACATGAACACCTGTTGGTGAGACACTTGCTAATACAGTTCCAACATTAACACCAGTTACAGATTGCACTGCTGCTAGTGTCACTGATTTCAAATCAGTAGAAATGGCAGATACACGATTAAATCTAGGAGATGCGTCAGTTGTTAAGTTAACAATGATGATATCATTTACCTTCAAAGATCCAAATGTTTTTCCAGCACATGTTAGTACATTTGATCCACTTATATTAACTTCATCTCCAAGTCCAAGATTTTTAATTAATTTTGGTAATAATACTAAATCACCAGAAAAATCAGCACCTGATATAAATGTATCTTCTTGATGAACTGACATTACATCTTCAAGACCAAATTTTTCAACAGTTGTGATTGATCTAGTTAATGAATCATCACCATTTATTCTAATTTTTTCACCTACAATAAATGTTCCTGATACCTGATCTAATGATTTTGTTACTTGACCACCACCAGCAGATACTGCAAATCCTGTTGCACCACTACTCAATCCTTCTACAAAAGAACCTACAGGTAATTCAGCATTAGATAATGCAATATTAAATGTTAATTTTGTATATATTTGAATATCATATAAGTAAAGATCAAACTGAGTCGTTGCATCTTTATAAGCAGCATCAGTGTTTTCAAATGCATATGTTCTTGCTCTACCAATTTCATCCCCTGCTGGAGTTGGATTATTACCACTCCCTTTTCTTTGAGATCTCAATAAAATTTCTGAATCTCCAAGAGTATTGTTTAAACCTATTTTTGGTGTTCCATGAACATTGTTTAGTTTGAATAGAGTGCCAAGTTTAAAATTAACTTTAGCATCTTTAAATTCTTCTTTATCTCTTGGTTTATCAACATCTATGACTGATGTTCCTGATTTTTCTATATCATGACCCCTAACATATGCCTTTCCGGGTGATACTTTAACACACATCAAAGGTTCTTCAGGGGTATTTCTTTGATCGGTCTTCTCGTTTGATAAATATACACCTTCATTTGATACACCATCATTTAAACACTCTGAAACTTCAACTTTAAAATTACCAACTGAATAATTCCCAGATTCTTCATAAGTTCTTTTTGCAAAATAGTCTTTTATTAGTGCATAATCTGGTTTTTGCTCATTTTTCTTAAGTTGCCCATCATCAAGACGAATCAATTCTATAAAATTCTTATCATTATAGTCTGTTAATGGTTTTTTTGTTAGAGTGGTTTTAATTTTTAATCTGTCTGCACCCGGTGCTGCGAAGTTAGAGAATCCTCGTGCATTATCAAATAATGAAGAATCATCCTTTGCTTGAACTATTTCTTCTTCAATAAAAAGTCCAACTCTATAATTTGGTACATTTGAGTATGGATCAAGAACAATTTTATCAGCAGATACGTTTACAAAATGACCACGGATAAAGAATACACCATCAGCAATTGAAACTGCTGATCCTACTTTAGATGCATCTTGATCTATTAGAGATGCAACTGTCTCTCCAGCTGTTATTTGTGTATTACCATATATGAATGTCTCTTCTAAAATTAAATTTTCTCCATCTGCCATGAATGATACTTCATTGGTATCACCAGAATCGATATATTTAACAAATAGAGTTAAATCAGTGATTTCACTTGAATCTTCAGGAAGTGCGTAATTATCAACTTTTATTCTTATGCCAGTATCTTGACCCTTTAGAGTTTTTCCTTTTAAATTATCAACATACAATGATACAGGAACACCTAAATGATCACTTTGTAATTTGATTGAATAATATTCATAGTCATAACTTGAGTTTCCGGGGATAACCATTGATCCCTCTTTAAACATATGACTACCAAATGACTCAACTTGATCCTGTAATATTGATTGTAAAGTCGTCAATTCACGAGCTTGTACTGGTCTACCCGGATTGAACAGAACTCTATAAAACTGATTATCCTTGGAAAAATCGTCGTAATATGGACTTATATTTAAATTCGTTTTTTGTGGCATTTTTTAAAATTCCAGAATAATTTTAATGTCTTCCTTTTGTCTCAAATTTCTTGAGATTTTTGCTCTATTGTCAATGTATAATAAATCACCTGACCCTTTATTTATCTCAGGTGAAGCAAGACCACTTGTGAATGAAACACCTAAAGCAACATTGTTATTTTTTACATCAGTAGTGATACCAGAACTAAATGTAGTTTCAACTGATCCACTTCCTCCGGGAAACGCAACTTGACTTGTAGTCGATACAAAATCAAATTGTTGTGATCCATTGGTCACGTTTGCATAATCAGTTTGATCATTTCTATTACCAAAATATAATGATCTATCTTGAATATATTTAATCACATTCACATCACTATCATATGAACTAATATATCCAAATGCAGTTTGTCCTGTTCCTACAGTTTGTTGTAAAATACCACCGACTGCCGGTGTCCCTGCTATTGTTGAAAATTTAATTGATTTCAAAGCAGAGAAGGTGCTTCCTGTATAAATTGAAGTTGTTCCAAAGGATGTTGGATTTTTAACTAATGAAACTTGTGCAAACTCAGCATCGATTGGAAAATCTTTTGTAGAATCATCGAATCGTGCATAAACAAGAACTCGATCTGCTCCAAGTTCTTTATACAAATCAAATCCATGTCCTTTTGAAGGTGGAATGATTGGAATTAATTTAGCAGGAGTGCTTCCAGCAACTGCACCGCTGTTAATTGTGCCTAAATCAACAACTCCATAAGTATATCCTTTACCTCCGTTTGAAACTGTGCATTTTGTTATTTTATTACCAGAAACTTCAACAACAACTTTTCCACCAGTTCCATCACCTAATATATTAAATTCTCCACCAGTTGTAGTATAATTATTTCCTTGATCGGCAATATAAACAGTTTTAATTTGGTTATTGTTTATATCCGAATCACCATTTTCACGAACTGCTTGAATTTGTGCATCAGTGCTTGTATCCCAATTATTTGGTAGAGCAATAAAATCAGTTGAGTCAAATTTAATAATATCACTAGGATTTACAGTAAACAAATATTTCCAAACATATCCATCTTGACTTTCTCCAGCCTTAGATGGTTCCAAGTCAGTAAATGTTGGTTCATCCTCAGATGCATTTCCTGTAGTGTTTATACCCGATGATCCATTCTCAATACAAATATAAACATTGAAATTACTATTCATTACATAGTAGTTAGCAGCATACAAACGTGTTGCTCCGGTGTTTGGAGCACTATTCGTTGTGCTGTAATCTTGACGATACATATCGTACTTAATTCCTTTAGTCCAATCAATTCGACGAACTAATCTTCTTACATTTGCTTCTGTAACCCTCTTACCAAATTGAGTTGTATCACCGATATGTCCAATATCTGAAAAACTATCTACTGGGTTTGGAGTGGCAGTATTCCAATTATTTGCCCTACCGAAACCAACAGATGCTGGTTGAGGATTAGGTAAACCTAAAGAAATATAATATGAATTGGTAGACGAAGAAACTCCTGCAACAAAATTACTTGCATTTAATATTCTGAATTGGTCTGTAACAATTGCTGGCATTATTATATGTTTTTTTCTATATTTATACAGGAAATCGTCATGGTGTATGCGACCTCTTAATTGCACCACCATCACGGAAACCAAAACCTCGTCTTTGTATGGTTGGGAATGTTGAAATACCGAGTCCCTCACCTGCAATTACCGTGTTTCCAGTAACTCCGATTGAGATTGGGTTATTTCTAACAAAGTTACCAGATGCTGGTGTTAAGACTCCGAAAGAGAATTTACCTTTTTCTATGTCTTTAACTATAATTTGTCCATACATTGCATTTGGATGATTTGTACACTGGTAGAAGAATGAAGTACTACCTGTTCCAATTTGTGCTGTGTCAAAGACAAGTGTACCTGCTCCAGATCCTGTTACTCCTGTTGTAAAGTTTGATCCACCTAATATTCTCTTAAGTGCAAATGCATGTCCACCGGTGCTATTTACTATACTCAATACATCACCTTTTTCAACATAAATTGTTGGATTATGGACATTTGATAAAGTAGGTTGTGTACTAAATTCGCCTCTATGTTTTCCACTAGTAATATATGATGTGTTTCCAGATCCAACACTACCAAATGTGATTGTAAATGGTAAATTAGTTTTTGCCAAATCAATACCATTAGTATTAATTCCCGAATGCACGTTAACCTCAATCTCAGCAGCATTTGAATGTCTATTAATATTTTTTATTATATAAACATTATCAACAAATGTTCTACCTATTGCTACAACATCAGTGTTTGCACCACTCTCATTCAAACTTGTAACCCCATGACCAACAGACGTATCAGAGATATAAATTGGCATCGTCTCTTTTAGGTTGGTAAAGGCACCGGATCTTGACAGACCAAACTTAAGTCCAATAGTTGATCCTATCATAACTGTTGAGATACCAGTTACAATACCAGAGAATCCAGCAAAATTAGCACTTGAAGTATCAATAGACTCAATTAATTCAGTCACTGGTTTGTGAGCAAATGCAATCACTTTTGGTGTTACCGAGGTTGAATATCCAATACCACCACTATTAATTGTAACTGATGTTATAGTTCCATTTGTAATATTTGCTGTTGCAACAGCAGTCGATCCAATTCCAGTTGCTACGGGAGACACTTTCATTGGAACTGGTGGTTGTGAAATGTGCACAGAGGTTGAATTACCTACATATCCACTTCCTCCATTTACAACTGCTATCGCTGAAATAGTTCCAGCAGTTGAAACTGTGGCATTGAATGATGCAGATATTGGATTTGTATCGTTGACAATTAAACCATCGAAGTTTATATCGTTAACTGCAGAATCTTCATTTGCCTCATACTGGAAGAAGTTAGCATCATCAACATATATTTTATTAGTTGATCCAACACCAATATCACCAATAATTCTTGCTGTTGGATATATTAATGGTTCAATAGAATCTCTCGCTTTAGAAACAACGACTCCATTCACAACCTTATCTTCTTTTTGTTTAATCCATGTTAATGGTTTATTTGTAGCAGAGTCATTAATTCCAACACCAGTATAAATTTCTGTTTCAAGAGTATCAGTGGTTGTAATACCAGATACTGTTCTATTTCTTTGTTGCAAATCAATCAATCTTCTTGTATTTTGATTTGTAAGAATACTAGTATCATCATTTGCTTGCAATCTAACAACATCACCATTTTTAATGGTTTCAACAACATTAATTTCTGCTACGTCTTCCGATGCAGTTCCTTTATAGAAGAATATTGCAATATCATCATTGTCTTCAGGTGCTGTAGTGAATTCAAATGTAGTTCCACCTTCAAATGAATATGCTTCTCCGGGATTTTGTAATACATTATTAACGTATATTATTAATAATGCATTCATATCAATTTGTTGAGAGTCAACAGTTTGTCCAACATCAAAACTTAATAATTCACCGTTTACTCTTAGGGGGAATCTTGTTCTTACACCATCTTGTAAGTTGATAATCGGATCAATAAAATCAAATTCACCGAAATCCCATGAAGAAAACTTATCATTATAAATTTCTGTTACTTCTAAAATATAATCCTCAAGATTTGCCCCTCTTGCAGTAACTAATCCAACTGGTTTTATTTTATCACCACGTTTAAAGGCATATCCATCTCTAGCAATTTCAAAGGATGTGATTTCAAATAGGGTAGATCCAATACCAACAGTAGAACTTGCACCAACATTCAGAGTGACTAAAAGATTTGATCCTGTTACCGTAGATGCAACACCATTCCTTGATACACCCATAATTTCCATGTTTTCATAATTTGGTTGAGGGAATTGGAATCTTGGATTAACATAATTTGTACCACCTGCACCGATATTAATATCTAATGTTCCACCTATACCAATATTTCCAGTTGCTGAAGCACCGGTACCTGCTCCTCCACCAAATCCAATAAAAGCAGTAATAGTATTTGTTGTGACTGCAGTGATTACAGTTGCAATACCAGCAATTGGATCAGGTAATCCTGTAGTTTTGGAGAGTGCACGAGGATATGCATGATTTGATGCGAAATCATCTCTTGAGCATGTGAATACAATACTTCCAGTATCAATACCGACGAAGTTACCAGCACTCAATCCATGATTTGCAATCGTTAAAGTAAGCAATCCTGTATGTGAAATATACGATGCATCTGTAGCAGTTCTTTGTGTTGCAGCAAATATATTACTACCTGTTGCATTTGTTCTTATTGATCCAACACCAGCACTCACAAATCGATGTTCGTATTCTAAGTCAGTGATACCAATAGCAACTGTACCACCAACTGGTCGATATCCAGATCCAAATGTTAACGTTTCAGGAGGTCTTGAAGGAGACACAGACTGATTATACACTGTTGATCCTATACCCACTGATGTAATAACACCAAATTGATTTAAAACACCAGTAACAGCAGCACCAACTAATGGAGCAACTCCCAATCCACCAGTTGATCCCAATGAAACTATTTTACCACCTCTTGGTAATCTATTTTGATTTACATCTGTTTCACTGATAATTTGATTATTAGTACCGAAAGATGAAATACCTGTAAATTCAATATCTTGTGCTGTAGTCCCAACTCCAACAAAAACATAATTATTACTTAAATTATTTTCAGTTGTTGGTTTTTGGAAAATACCATTTATCAAAACTAACGAACTACCAGTGCTTATACCAGTTGTATTGGCACCACCAACTTTCATTCTAAATGTCGCACCAACACCAGTGAATTCTGTTGATAAATCATCAAATATTCGATTATTAGTATAGGTTTTTCTTAGATATGTTCTACCTTGGAAAACTGATCGTGGTGTCTCAAGGTTTGATAAATTTCTTGCAATGTTATTTGTACCTCTAGGTGCATTTGTAAAGAATACATCAGAACCAATTATGTTAAATGATCCAGAGAATACTCTACCAACAGTGGAGTTATTATGAGAGGCAGCAAGTGTTCCAAGTGCTGCTCTATCAACACCAATAATATTAAATGTACCAATACCAGATACAGGCCCCGTTGTAGTTGTTGCAATACCTACAGAGGTTACGAGCATAAATTCATTAGCAAATTTTAAATGGTCTCCAAGGTTTATATCTGCAGTAGAATTAACACAAAAATCAGTTGTTGTGGTTGATATACCACTACCTGCATTGTTAACTAAAGTAGTTGTAACAGGTGTGAATGACATTGGTGATTGAATTATACCATCAATTACAAGAACGCTCTTCTCAGTGCGTTTGGCCATCGTTAATCGATGTGAATTTCCAGCACCAACAGATGTAAATGTCACTGCAGATCCACCACTTGATGTTGCTAATTTAAACGAACTATTATCTATTTTTTTGACAAATACCGTCGTAGGTAAATTCGATCCACCAGACATTTGTAATGCAGTTGCACCAACTCCAGCAAATGTTGATAATGGAGTGTAAATTAACTCTTCATTTTCTGAGAAGAAATGATTAGGAATTGTGAACACACCTGTAGATCTGTTAAGTTTTGAAGTGTCTTCTGGATCAAAACCTTTTTCATAAATTGGAATTGTATTGTGTTTTAACGTGAATTGTTTTTTGTTTGATCTAATACCGTTGACTGCATTATATTGGAACGCAGATAAAGACTCGTTTACACGACCATAACCTAATGTTGGAGGAGTGTTAAGTATATCAATGTCTCTGTAAATCTCTTCACTGAAATGTTGAACCGTATGACTTCCAGTTCCTGAATCTGGATGGAATTTAACAACGAAATTAGATGCTGTTAAATTGGATGAGAATGTACCTATAC